AGTTGAAACTACTCAAAACAAAATACTAGCTACTGAAGTTTCTGAAGCTAAAGTTTTGGTTAGCAAAGAAAGAGTTAGCCCTAACTCTAGAAAGAAACTCACAGACGCAGAACGTAAGGCAAATAAAGCTAAAATTTATAAGTTCAACCAATACAACAAACCTAAAAACCTAACAGAACATTACCCACTTAGCCAAGAAGATTGCTGGGAACTTCAAAAACGCTCTGGTAAAGCATATAACCTAAACGCTATGAATGAAATCCTATTAGACCTATCCCGAAAACCTAAGACACAAGGGAATTCATTTATTTCCAAGGCTAAATTTATGTCGTATATGACTGATGTTTATACTGCAGAAGAACGTGACGTAGACAAAGCTAACCAAGCTGGTTTTAAGATCATGAAAAGACGTCCTAAGGCGGAAATTGAGGAAATAGTAACTTTGAACCAGCGGGAAACTTACCTAAACCAAATAGAGAATGCTGGTATTCATACAAGGTGCGATTATACGCAATTTAGGGCTAGAATAGCAGGGCAATTCCCTATAAACCTAGGATATGATTTGCTTAAAAATATGATAGACGTTAAAAAGAAAGATACTATATTTGAGGTTATAATGCATAAGGCGGTTGAACTTACTGAGCATTATAAGCGATTACTGATTAGCCATGCAAAGGGTATAGGTGGCTATGCTGGAGTTGCTGAGCTGGAGTTTAAAGCACTTTCGATATAGCTTTTTTGATACAAGAATCTGTTGAGTTATTTGCAATTTGTAACAATATTTTAAAAGCTTTTGTATCGGAGCATGAAGAAGATTGAGTTATTTTTTCTATGCGATCTTTTATTTGATAAAGAATTTCTAACTCGTTATGTGAGAACCTAATAGATTTAGGTAGTAATCTTTTTCTAGTTTGAGAAGTTATATTTCTACTATTGTTGGATTGTAGGTTAATAGCCATAATTTTTATTATTTTGTAGTTAAAAGTGACTACGATATTATTTCTTTTACAAAACACTTGTAGTCACTTTTAACTACAAATGGCACCTCAGGATGCATTATAATTGGTGTTTTTTCTATACCCGCTCTACTTACGTATAAGCTTTGTCTAATATATGATTGCATTGTATATGGAAGTATTTCTTTTATTTCTGCTTCTATAATTTTATTAAAAGACACTCCTCTATGATCTACTTTATTTTTTACAAATTTTACCTTTTTACTAGATAACAAATTGTGTAAATTACCAGCCTCTTTTACTTCTGCTATAAGTTCTAATACGTCCTGTATAGCACTTGCGGCAAATGCTCCCATTTCAACAGGAATAATAAAGTTATCGGCAAAATAAATTGCATTAATAACTGAGTCTTCTATTGAAGCAGGGCAATCAATAATTATGTAGTCATAATTGACTACAACATCTTGTAAAGCATTAGATAATATTTTTTCTTTATATGTTCTGTGTGGTATTTCTTTTAGAGCTTGAGAAAGAGATATATTGCTATGCAATATATTCATGTTTTGAACTATATCTGTGCAAACTTGCGCAGGGCGTATTATAGAATTTATTTCAGGTGATTTTAATCTAAAAATTGAGCCGATGGAGGGTTCTACATTTTTATCTGGCAGATATATTTCAGAAGAATTCCCCTGTTGATCTAAGTCTATTAGTAAGACTTTTTTATCATGAATAGTAGCAAGTATATATGCTGTATTATGAGCAAGAGTAGTTTTTCCAACCCCACCTTTTTGGTTTATAAAGCAGATACTATTAAGCATAGAATATTACTAATGTAGTCATTTTTAACTACATTAGTTCAATAACTTATATAATGTCAATATTAAAATGATTTGATTACTTGTGTCTATACTACGAATTCACATTATCAAACTCCTTTCTATAATTAATCATATTAGCAATCAATAGATAAATACCAATAATATAGAAAATTGCTACTCAAACTAATAGTTAACAAATAGTTAAGAAAAAAGATTAACTTCTATTTTTCTAACACAATATCTCTTGCTAAACTTTGATTATTAAAAATTAAATAAGATCGTTGAATGTTATGTGAAATAGACAACTTTCGCTATTTAACGAATATTAATGGTTTGTCTTTGTTAGATGGTACGTATTTAGAAAGATTAATATGTTCTTTTTGTAGACCTGAAAAGCTTTTATTTGAAAAGATTGTTGATTTAAAAGATTTAAAAATGTTTTTTGAGACTGAGAGTATAACTGGCGTGAAAGATATATTATGTCGCTTAGCGTCTCAAGGTGCTTTAGTCAAATTTGTAAAAATAGGCAGGTACCATGAACACAAATATATAATTTCTATCGATTTAAAATACAAAAAATATTTTATAGAAGCATGATTAAAAAACTCCAAACACATTTAACAAGATTCATCAACTGGCTAGAAGATAGTTCTGAAACACGTTTTATACGCAGTATTTTGCAATCTAATGAAGATATAGAACTTAGTAGATTATACAAAGAGATAAATCACCTCAAAGCTAGATTAATAGCTCTAATAGATAAACTTAGCCAAGATAGCCAAGAATTTGAAAGCGCAATTAATAGTGCTTATTCGCATATCAAAAGAAAGCAGAAATCATTAAAGCTGCCAAAAGACACTTTTGCAGAGCCAACTGTAAATACTAATGAAGACCGAGATTTAAGAGTCTCTACTATACAAGAGATGATCATAGTTGCTGCATCTCTTAAAAACTTATTCAACAAAACAAAAAAATATTCTGAGATAAACGAAGCAGAGCAAATGGCAATGAATATTAAGTCTGAAATGCTATGTGACATGATATTAGCTTCCTTTAGAGATGTATCTACTTCTGAAGGAAATCTTATTACAAGCAAAGAAGTGAGGTAATTATGTTTGGCAATTTATTTAAAACAAAAAGCAAAAATTCAAAACTGCAAAGTGCTGAAGAATATTGGCAGGAGCAAAAAAATAAAAATAGGCAAAAAGCTGCAATTCTAGGAATGGATTATAATAAAGAGTTAAGTGAGTCTTCTTTTTTAGATCAAGGCAATAAATATAAAATAACTTTTAAAGGTATGTAGATTTATGGAACTAGAAATAAACAGAGAATTGCAAGGATTAATACCAGCTCTTAGTAAGCCTGAACAGGATGCATTAATAGCAAGTTTAAGTGCTGAAGGGTGTAGGCAGCCTATTACTGTTTGGAGAGGTAAGAATATTATTGTAGATGGCCATAATAGATATGCCATTTGTAATAAGTTAGATATTCCATTTAAAGTAGAGAAACTTGAGTTTAAAGATGAGGCTCGAGTCAAGATTTGGATAATTAATAACCAATTAGCTCGTCGTAACTTATCAATTGAATATAGAGTAGAGCTTGCATGTACGTTGGCAGCAGTTGAGCAGGAACTAGCCCAAAAAAGAAAATTAGCTAATTTAAAGCAATTTTCAGATAGTCCAAAAACCGCAGAAACAAGCGGTTCTACCGATAGCCTCACAAGAGGCTTACGGGAGGAAGTAGAGAATACCAGTATAAACATCAAAGGAAAAACTTTAGAAAAAGTAGCCAAAAAGGCGGGTATTAGCCGTGCAACTGTAGAACGTTACGATGCTATAAAGCGCAAAGGTACTGAAGAACAAAAAGAGGCTATTCGCACTGGTAAAAAAAAGATCGGTACTGTTTATAAGGAAATCCAAGCAAAAGAAAAACCTACATCAAAACCTCAAAGTAATGAGTGTGATATTGAAAAGTTGTTAAAAGGCAAAACGATCAAGACTCCTTATTTACTTCTTTATTCTAAGCAAGACAAAGAAACTGGTGAGGAAATGCGCGCTTATTTATCCAACTGTGAGCTAAAAGCAAATTTACACGCTTGTAGAGATTTTATGATGGAATCAGTACATGGCAAATGTCATGAAGATGATTTTGTACAGAGCAGGATATCTATAAGACGTATGATTGAAGGAGTTGTTTTTGAAGAAGGTATAAAAAATGCGCAAAAATAAGACAATGCCCGTAGAGGGGCTACAAAGTTATATTAACAACATACAAACTAAAGACCTTGATCTCTTGATATTAGCACGATACTTGGCAGCCAAAAGTAATGGCTTGTTTGAAGTTTGTTTAATCCAGAAGAGAAAGTCTGATTTTTAAGAGGTAACTAAATATGTCATCAGACCACGAGAAAAATAAATTATGGGAGGTTGTATGAAACAACAATATAAGAAAGTACCTAATAGCTGGCAATATATTAGAAGGTTTGATGAACCTGAGAAGACGATTGCTGAAAAATCTATCAATATACTCTCTGTAGCTATGTACCAGATAAATAAGTATGGCCGGGCTATTCTAACTCATAAAGCCTTGAAAGACATTACTGGTAAAGAAAGTAGGCAAAATCAACGTTTAGTTAAGCAATTAGGTTTTATTTTTAATTTAAAATTTTCACGCTGTCTCATTCAAAATAACAAAAAGTATAACGATTTTTATCAACTTAGTTTGACAGAAAAGGCAGAAGAAATTTTGAGAAATCCCGAAGAATATTTCGCTGCATTTGAAAAAAGTTTTACAGCAAAAGATCCAGTCAGAAAGATCAAGACATCCGGTCAAAAAACCATTAAAGATCAAGTCAAAAATGTCCGCACATCCGGTCAAAAATGTCCTGAGATCAAGTCAAAAATGTCCGCATCTCCAGAATCACTACATATATATAATAAAAATAAAGATAAAATAAATGATAAAATAAATAGCAATCAAAATCAGGCTAATCAGAATCCTTTTTTAGAAGAAAAAATTGTTGAAACAACAGAGCCTAAAATTGCAAATTCTGAGTATGCTGAAAAATCTCATAATGGGGTAGCAAAGGAAGAATGTGTTGGTAATACTCAGGCTAGAAATTCTACGGCAGAGCGTGTTGAAAATGGATACTCCCAACTAGGAGAACCGATTCTACTGCTAAATTACGTATTTACCGATGCAATGCTACTTGAGGCAATTAAGGCAAGTGATAAAAAACACTATACCCCTAAGCAAGTCAAAGTAATTCTCCGTAACCTTTTAGAAAAATATCCGGGAAAGATAATCTTTGGTGGTAATAGAGGATTTATAAAATATCTGATCAAAGTTATCAATGGTGAGATAGACTATGAATACCAAGCTAAATACCACCTGAGCAAGCTGGATAAGGCGACCACTATGGCTGAGATTCAAGCTGAAAAACAAAAAGCAATAGATGAAAGATTCCAGTTGCTATTGCAAGGAAAAGTTAAGTCATTATCACGGGCAGAAGAATACTATGGATAATAACAACGCCTCAAAGCTTGATGAAATCCTAAAAACGGACGTTAAAAACGAACAAACGGCTATTGGCTATATGCTACAGGATGAAACAGCTTCCATAGAAGCGAGCAGAATGCTGCAACCCGAGTATTTCTTTACAGCGCATGCTGCTTTCATATTCAAGGTTATAAAATCTTGCGTTGATAATGGGAAGTCCTCTAGTGACATTTTGTTCCAAGTTCAATCAATTCTGCAAGAAGATTGGGAGCAAATAGCATCTGAAACTGTAATTGATAAAGCTAATTACATTGCAGGTTGCCTGACTCAGTCCTCAATGTTTCTTGGTTCTACTGTAGCTTTTGAAGGGATGTTCGAGAAAATCAGAACCCAGTACATTAGAAGAAAGCTTGTAAGCTGCTATCGAGAGCAAGAAAAAGAAATTTTGAATACTGCTAAATTTAGCGATATAGAGGTTTTAGCCGATAAGGGGATTCAACAAGTAACACGTACGCTTGATGAAACTGATAATGCAGAAATTACTGACTACAAAGAAAATGTATTAAATACTTTAAATAAAAAAATAGAAGAGGGAATTAGTACGGGATATCCAACTTTAGATAATATTATAGACGGATTAAAGGCAGGTAAGCTAATTACGATTGCAGCCGGTACCGGAAAAGGCAAAAGCGCATTTTCTGTTAATTTGGCATTAAATGTTACCGCCCAGAATTATACGGTGGCTTTATGGTCTTTTGAGATGGGGAAAGATGAAGTTATTAACCGTATTATCGATATCAAGACAGGTTACTCTCTACGAGATAAGTCCAGAGCAGAAGAGCGCTATAATACCATGAGAAAGTATTTAGGAGGTACAAATGATAATATCCAAATTTTTACGGATAAAATAAGGAGTTTCAGTAGTTTTTACCTTACTTGTCGCAGATTAAGCCGTAAGCAAAATATGAAAGTAGCTATTATAGACTATCTGCAACTAATACGCTTATCGAGTCATTCAGGTTTAACTAGAACAGCAGAATTAGAGTATATCACTAATAACCTTAAAAATATGGCAAGTGAGTTAGGTATTACGATCATTATTCTGTCGCAACTATCAAGAGAGCATGAAAAAAGAGAAGATAGAACCCCAAGATTATCCGACCTTAGAGACTCTGGCTCAATAGAGCAAGATTCAAACATAGTAATGTTTATACACCAGCCGGAACAACCAGCGGATTACATAGGAAAGGCCAATAAATTTATGGAAATAATTGTAGCTAAACATAGGGAGGGCAGAACCGGCATTATACCTATGGAATTTCAAGCAGCAATAACAAGATTTAAATCATTATCAATGGAGAAATACAATGATTACACAAGATAATATTCAAGAAATAAACCAAGTACAATTTATTAATTCTTATTACCAAGATATTGAGCAATATAGAGATGCGTTTACCGATACACCAACGTGGTTAATTGAGGCTTTGGATGAAGGGTTTGTTGAGCTAATAAATTATAATCCTGGCGCTATGCTTGATTATGGGTCTTATGGAATAATCAGTACTGGGGAAGAAAAAAAAGAATTTTTTAGAAATGACTGGATAATAAAAGAAGGCAATAATTTTGTCGTTAAACAAGGCGAATATCACCCCGAAAAATTTATAAATCATGTCAAAAAATGGAAAAAAATTATGAGAGAAAAGGGCAACCAAATAAAAGAAAATGCCGTGGTGGCTTAGTAATTTAAATTTAAAAAGGAGATCAATTATGATTGAACAAACTACATTATCTATAGAAAGTCAAAATAAAAAAGGCAATAGGCTCTCTGCACCTAAAGGATTCATAACAAGTAATGATGCCCGCAAGAAAGCAGAGGTATCGTTGCAAACATTATATAAATTATACCATCAGGGGAAAGTCAAAGGAAGACA